ATTTTGGTGACGAAGAATTTAATCAAGCTAATCTTGCACTACAAGCTTTAGATAATATCAAAAACAAAGCACAAGAAATTGTACCCATAAATCTAGGTGGCAGACTTCCTTTACAAATAGAACACGTTACTGGTGATGCCATAACATATCCTCAAAAAGAAGGTGCAGATTTATTGTCTTTAGCGAGACATAGCACAAGTAAAAATCATAAATATTATATGGCTACTCAACTTATAGGCAGATTATTACCAGAACCACCTGAAATAATAAGAGGGTCAAAATTTAAAGGAGTAGGTAGTAAAAACTTTGTACCAAAAAAATTAGATAAATATGAATACAATGCTTTAAAAATATATGTAAATAAAACTACATTAAAAATGGGTGGTAGAGATGTAACTTTAAAACAAGCTTTAAATAATTACTTTGATGGTTCTTATGGTGCAAATGATTACAAAGCAAACAAAGCGATTATTGAACAAGAAGGTTTAGGTTCACCCGAAGGAGAAATGGCAGCAGAAAGAATTTTTCAAACAATGAACAAAATTAATACTAAATTTACAAACAAAGGAATATTAGAATACACAAGAGATGTAATGGGCAATGATGAATATACTGATAGAATTAAAGCAAAACAAAATTTGCAAAAAAATTACTTTGACAGGTTAACTGAACAGTTGAATACAATGAACATTGGAACCTTTTAGTTATGGCTTTTAATACAGTACCTTCAAAGCAAACTCATTCGGCAACTAATAATAGCAGTGGCAATACTTCTGGTCCTTATGCAATTTCTTTTGATTATTTAGATCAAGCAGATATACAAGTTACTGTTAATGGAGTTTTAAAAACAAGAAATACACATTATACATTTCCTACAAAAGCACAAATAGAATTTACTGCTAATAACTTTCCAACATTAAATGAAGTTATAGAAATCAAAAGAAATACTAACATAACACTACCTAAAGTAGATTTTGAAGACGGTTCTGTATTAACTGAATCTGATTTAGACAACAACAGCAAGCATATTTTATTTGGTATGCAAGAAACTAAGTCAGATGTGGAAAGTCTTATTAGTACTTTTGTTAGCTCTTCTGCACCTACTGACGTAAGTAATGGTGCTAGATGGTTTGATACGGTGTCTGGTCGTACTTTTGTTTATTATGTTGATACTGATTCTGCACAATGGATAGAAGCTAATCCACCTTTTGGTGTTGGTGATTTATCTAACGTAAACATATCAAACCTTACTAACGCTAATATTGCTACTAATGCAGCAATAGCACAATCTAAATTAGACTTATCTATAACTAATTCTGAAATAAATAGT